TGCAGACATTAACTTCTTTCCTTATAACCAAGCGGGAAACCGTGGTGTAGGTGTTGGCCTTAATAACCTTATGCTGGTTAAAGAAGGTGAGCGTCTTGATGGCCGCCAAAAAGCTGAAGATGCTTTTAAAGACTTCACTGAGGAATCAACTGATTCTGAAAAAGCATTTGTAGGCGATCTAGAATAAACCTTTTAATTATAGGGCACCTCCTTAAAGGGGTGCCCTATTTATGTAAAGGAGGGTGATCATGGGCGATATGGGCGATAATTTCAGAACTATAAAGAAACACAGTAAAGAACGTAAAGCTACTAATATGAAATCTAACCTCGATTATTTGAATAGCCTTAATATGGCATATGAGGTGTGCAATAAAGGTTACCAATTAAACTTTTATCATTCTTTTGGTATTGTAACTTTTTACCCTAGTACAAATAAATGGATATTAGGAAATAAAGTTTATTATGGTACTGCAATAAATTTTGTTAATTGGTTAGAAGAAAAAAGGAAGGGGATACCATGGGAGACACAGCAAATGAGTATGAAGTAACTCGTATGATGGATGTAGAACTTACTGTAAAAAATCCATGGTATGAAGACTTAAAACCTTTAGAAAAATGTTATTGCGGAGGTCAGCCTCATTTAGATATATCTATGGCTTTAATTCAATGTGATAAATGTGGACTTTGTTTTGAATATAGATATAATAAAGGTGTTATACCATACCATACCTGGCAATTAATTCACAAAAAGGGGGACTAATGGCACTAATTGGGATTGACTTTGAAACTAAATCTGAAGTTGATTTAGTTAAGCATGGTAGAAAGAATTATCTTGCTGGTAAAGAAGCAGATATAATTTGCATGGGGTATAAAATTAATGACGAGCCGACACAATTATGGATTCCAGGTGATCCACTTCCTGATTTTATTGGGGCTAAAGAATATCTTAATCACAAATTTTATGCTTTTAATGCACAATTTGATTTTGCTGTATGGGATACTCTTGGTAAAAAGTATAATTTTCCTGTAATATACCTACATATGTGGATTGATGTTATGGCTATTTGTGGTCGTTTTACTTATCATCAGTCTCTTGCTCAAGCAGGTGATGACTTAAACCTTAAAATTCAAAAGAATCCAAGGGGTAAAGCATTAATTAAACTTATATGTTGTCCACCTTTTGTTTATACTCATTCTGATTTAATGGAACTGCATGAATATTGTAAACGTGATGTTGATACCATGTATGAAATGCTTAATGCTTTACCTGCTTCTAAACTTTCAGTTGAAGAACAAAAGCATTGGGAACGAACAGTTAGAAAAAATAGTTATGGATTGCCTATTGATATTAATTCTGCAAAACAAATTTATCGAGTAACTGAAGTTTATAAAGAAGAACAAAATCAATTATTGCCTGAGTTAACAAATGGTGAAATAACTAAAGCTACTCAGAATCAAAGAATAGTTAAATGGTTAAAATCTAAAGGAGTTGTAACTCCTAATTTACAAGCTGATACAGTTATTAAACTATTGAAAAGACTTGATCTTTCTGATGATGTTAGAACTGTATTAGAACTTAGGCAAGAACTTGGTAGGTCTTCAACTGCCAAATATTTAAAAATTATAGAATTGGAGCATAAAGGTAGGATATATGATAATATCCGCTATTATGGAGCTAATACTGGCAGAGACTCAGGTATGGGTTTCCAATTGTATAATTTACCACGATCAAAGGTTGGTGCTAAGTCTGAAACTGAAGCTAATGAACTTATACAATCTTATTTTGATTTAACTGTTATTGATAAAAATCCTGTAGGTGTTGCAAAGTCACTAGTTAGAGCTATGATCAAGGCTCCCAAAGGAAAACTTATTTGTGCAGCTGATTACTCAGGAGTAGAAAATCGAGGTCTTGCATGGGTTGCACAAGATGAAAAAACTTTACAATTGTTTAGGGATAAACTTGACCAATATATTGATATGGCTGTTGATTTATATAAAATACCTTATGAAGATGTTGATAGTCAACAACGGTATTTTGGTAAACAATTAGTCCTTGGATGTGGCTATGGCCTTGGTTGGAAAGGATTTATAGGTTATGCTGAAGCAAATGACTTATTGGTTACTAATTTGGAAGCACAAGATGCAGTTAATGCTTGGAGAACAAAATATCATAAAGTTGTTAAATTGTGGTATAAATGTAAAGATGCTGCATTGAATGCTATAACTTATCCAGGTAAATCTTTTAATATATCATATGTTTCTTATAGAGTGGTTTACGATAGAAATAAAACTAGATGGTTGCAATTAACTCTTCCTTCTGGTAGGTGTATGTATTATAATAAACCACTTATTCAGGAAGGTAAATTTGGACCTGAACCTACTGCATTTGGTATAAATCCATATACTAAAAAATGGATGAGGTTAAAAATAATTCCTGGAAGACTCGTTGAAAATATTATTCAAGCCATGTCAAGAGATATTTTGTTTGATGCTGAGGAAAAATTGGAAAGTAAAGGATATACAATTATTGGTTCAGTTTATGATGAAATAATTTTTGAAGTTCCTGAAGATTGTAATAGAAAAGAAACTCTTGAAAATATTCATAAAATTATGTGTGAAGGGCCCACTTGGGCAAAAGGTCTTCCTTTGAATACAGAGGGCTTTATAGAAAAAAGGTATCGTAAAGGTTAAAAGGAGGTAACAAAATGTCAAAGTTATATCAAATCTCAACATCTGATGGAATGAGTTATATGACTCGTGAAAAGGATATTAATGAATTTTATAAGCAAAAATTTTATAAAATTAAAACAGGTTGTATAGTTGTTGCACCATCTAGTCAACAAATAAAATTATTTGATTTAACAAAAAATGATCATGTTGATTCACCCACTCTTTTGTCTAATAGTATAATTAGAGTTCAAGAAGTAAAGAAAAGATCTGGCTTAGAAGAACTTTACTTAAAAGTTTCTTCTGGCATAGAAATTATTAAAGGAGGTAATAATGGACTTGGAAAAATTTAAAAACTTGGAAATTGAAAAAGAGATCAACAATTTAGCTCATTATGAAATGTGTAGATTAGTTAGGTTTGCTCCTGTTGGACATAAATATTTTGATAAAAGTAAATCTTATTTCAAGCTATTCCAAAAACGATTAAAGGAACTTGGAGGTTTTACTCCTGAAATTTCTAAAAGATTGGGGTGGTAAATATGCTAGAAAAAGACATAGAAAAGTACTTAGTCAGGAGAGTTGCATGGCTTAAAGGTAAGGCTTATAAATTTTCGTCTCCATCAAATAGGTCTGTTCCTGACCGGCTTTGCTGTTTGCCAAATGGCAATATAAAGTTTGTTGAATGTAAAGCTACAGGTAAAAAACCAACGCCATTACAAGGTAAAACTATAAAATATCTTAGGGATCTCGGCAATGAAGTATTTGTTGTGGATTCCAAAGAAAAAGTTGACGTGCTAATAAGCATGTGGATGGAGGAATAATATGGTATCTTCAGATAATGCTTATGACTTATTTGTTAGGATTGCTAATACTAGTGGATCAGCTAAACAATCAATTTTAAAGCAATATGATGCTATGGGTTATTCACTTACTGGTTATGATATTGCTGATTACCTACTTGCTGCCTATGACCCTTTTACCAAGTATTATATAACTAAGTGTTTTAAAGGCCGGGGTCATGAAGAGTTCAATGAATTTACTTGGAATGTTTTAAGTATGTTGTCTTCTCGTGAGTTATCAGGGGATGAGGCTAAATCTATTGTTAACATCCATACAATGGAAATGACAGAGAAATCAAGTAATTTGTTTCGCATGATTTTAAATAAAGACTTGAGAATGGGTATGGGTCCAAAAACCATTAATAAAGTTTTTCCAGAGCTTATACCAACTCATGATGTAATGCTTGCAAAGTTATTTGAGAATAGGCGATTAAAATACCCATGTTTTGGTTCACCTAAACTCGATGGTGTAAGAGCTAAATTTAAAAATGGGAAATTTTTCTCTCGTAATGGCCATGAATATATCGGATTAGATCATTTAGCTAATGAACTTGAAGAGCTTGATGGTGAGCTTGATGGTGAGCTTATAGTTCCCAATAATACATTCCAAGTAAGTTCAGGTTTAATAAGAAGTGATAATCCCACTCCAAAAGCCGAGTTTCATATGATTGAAATTCCATTATACAAAGGTCCTTTTATTGAACGCCTTACTCTAATGGATGACTTACATTTAATCGGTCCACATATACTTAAAGTACCACATATGTGTTTGACTACAGAAACTGAAGTATATAATTTCTATGCGAACTGTAGAAAAATTGGGTATGAAGGAGCAGTTATTAAGCCATATGATTATGAATACAAAGGCACACGCTCTTACAATTGGATGAAAATGAAACCAAAAGAAACCAAAGATGTAATTGTTACAAATCTTTATGAAGGTAAAGGAAAATATAAAGGTCAAATGGGTGGGGTGATTGTTGACTTTAATAATGGTAATTCAGTAGGTGGTGGATGGAGTGATTGGGAACGAGAACATTATTGGAAAAATCCATCA